TCCGGGGTTTGAAGGCCTGGTCTATCGTAGAAGTAACGAGGATAAACCGAGACATCGGGTACCATGACTGGTATTGTAACTGCAGGCAAAGACGGCAAGGGCGTAAGAAACGCAAGTGATAGCATTATGTTCGGCGACGTGGAGGCACCCATGGTGGTGGTGATCCCGTCCGGAACGCCAAGGAACACGGTCAGAGTGGACTTTTGGAAGCCTCAGGGCGACTTTGAGAAACCTTCGACAACGGTTTTTGGCAGTGGGTATGTGAACCCCATGCGATCAATGAAGATGGGACCAGTTCCAGCACCTCACAACCCGTTCTCGGGTGGTGCACAGCTTCCATCTGTCCATTTTGGACAGCCCCCAAGACCTGAGGGGGTACAAGAGTCTGTCAAGCCAGTCCCTGTCAGTGGGGGCGGCGTCGAGGCAGGCGAGGCAGGAGAGCAGACTGTCGCGGCCACTGTGGCCGTTGAATCACCCCTGGTCGAGGGGTCCCCGCGTAATGTGGGGCACCGTGAAGTTGAGCTCAAGGACGAGTCATGGTGGACCAAAACCAAGAAGAAGATCCAGCGATCTCTCTTGACGTGCTTTTGCCTGGGTGACATCGCCTCCGATTGGGAGTTGGATGATCAGTTCCGCCGCCGGGTGGGCCAGGAAATGTGCGAGGTAGTTTCCGCACACACTGACAAAACAGTCACAGAGACGATTGTGGCTGAGGTGCATGAGTTGAATCGAGAGAAGGTTCATCATGTGCCACGCATCGTTGCACATGCCACTGTGGCACTCAGAATGAAGTTAGGTTTGGGTGCCATGGACCGGACTGTCCCTGGTAATGTTGCTGTTGTGAGAGCCGAGGCTGCTAAGTTGTTGCGTGATTGGAACGTGAGACCGATGCAAGCCGCTGCTCACCTCTTAGAGATAGAGAGATGTTTCTTCGAGGATGACACGCACTACAGGTTGACTACTTGGCGCGCACGCGCCATCCGGAACAGTAGGTTGGTGAGGTGGTTTCTCGGAAACTCGGACCCTGTTGGGTTCGATTTCTGAGGACGCCCGATCCGATTGAAAGGGCAGGACACGCAACATGCGGTACCACGAGAGGCCATGTTTTGGCTGAGTGGTGCCGCAGAGGCGGGTCCTGCATCGCGCCCGACACACAGTTTATCTGTGCGTCGGAACGGGCAGTCGACGAAGTGTAGAGAGTACCATGTTGTATCGCGCATGGGGGGACCACATGAACTGGGGGTCTTTAACAACGGTGTGTCCGCGGTGGAACGGGCCATGGTTGAGCGATACTTTCTTTGTAAAGTGGGTGATGAATTTCTACCAGCACTGGAGACTAAGCGGGAGGACTGGGAAGCCAAGGAGTTGGTACAGTTCCGACAAAGAGTTGTTATGGACGTTAGGCAATATGCCACCGTGTTATCGCTATATGAGGTAGTGGAAAGATACACTGGTGCCAAGCGCCGCGTCTACGAATCAGCTCACCGGAGTCTCCTAAGGAGGTGTTTGAATCGGAAGGATGCACACCTGCGCCCATTTACAAAGTTTGAGAAGCAACTATTGACGAAGGCTCCTCGTATTATTAATCCACGCTCCCCCAGGTACAATTTGGTGCTTGGGAAATACCTGAAGGCCGCAGAGAAGTACTACTTCAACGCGATCAATAAGGTCTGGGGCGAGCATACAGACCACACCGTCATTAAAGGAATGAATGTGTTCGAGTCCGCTAGGGTGATGAAGGCGAAATGGGATAGATTCCGCAACCCCGTAGCAATTGGGCTCGACGCATCCAAGTTCGATATGCACGTTAGTGTTGAGGCACTGCGTTACGAACATTCCTTCTACAACCGTACATTTAAGAGTGCG